CTTCTGCTCATTGACCAATGGCGTACCCATTACCCATAACCCACGACCTGGGGGTGTCCACTTAAGTTCAAATAGGCGATCAAATGCTTCTTTAGCGGAAGCTTGTGCCTTGTTCTCGTTCCAAGGAAGACGACTAGCTTTACACCAGTCCTTCTGGATCGAGTACATACCCTCAATTACACGACGGCATACTTCTACCCAAGTTTCCTTAGTACCATCTTCTTTCTTGCGAGAATAAGTACGTAGGAAAGTAATTTCGCCTACGGCATTACCCCCAGCATCCTGATACCCCCAAGGAACCTTCTTCGCTTCATAGGCCAAAACGAAGTCTTCCGCTAACTTAAATGACAACATACTTATCCTCTTAATTTATAGTTTTTTGTGACACGCTGTTCCAAGCATTTAATGATGCTTGTTATATTATAGTAACCGCTATTCAATTCCATCTTGAATGATGCGAGTTACCTGCTCTTCAGTATAGCCACCATTAGGTAGCTCGTTTAACGTTTGAGCTTTCTCACCAAAAATTTGAGACAAAACGCCTCCTGCACCTTTGGCCTCTACAGTCATCCTAACAAAGGATGACGGGTCTTCCAAATCCTTGATTGTCTTAACCATTTTAAGTAGACGATCCATCTCCTGACTGGTGTTAGGGTCTGGGTAACCGCCGTTCAATTCTTCGGAAAACCGTGCAAATGCTACTCTTTGCCCTTGCATCTCTACAATAGCATTAAGTAATGATCGTAGCTGTTCTTTAGTCTTTACCTCAATAGGAAGATCAAACGCACAGTTATTATCTTTCTTAAAAGCAGGGCAATTTGACGCTACGAAACAGGTGTTACACATACGCAAGCTGGCATAGGTGGACTTCATTAACGGTACATCTTTAATGACATCCCGACCTTGTTCATCCTTGTCTACAACAGTGTGAACCTCGGCTGCAAAGACAGGTAAGGTGGCTTTTTCAGACTGATCGCGCTTAATAAGTTTCCGCATCTGACCCCCCTTACTATCATGTAAATCGATATCAGTTTCCGCGTTATCCGCACTAACCATATCACCCTTACTATAATATAACTTCTCTTCTTCGTCGTAGTCATCCTCTGGGGTTAGGAAAGGGTTATTTACCATGTTAAATCGCTCCTCGAACTGTTCATATGACCATAATGCAAGCTTGGCGACTTCCACAGCATCGTCTTCAATAATTTTATCAAAGTCTAAGCCAGCTTTCTCATATACCGCTTTATATCGTGGCCTGGCCTGGTCCTTCATCTTTTTAGGGTATCGGGCTAGTTTATTACCATCCCATACAATAGTTTCGCCTCTCATCATAGGGCTCAACCATGATTGCGTACTAGCTGTTTCTACCTGTATTTGGCGTAAGTTATCGGGCTTGGCACACGCTAATGCGTGGAACTTAGTACCATGTTGTGTGCTCAAAGCACGAGTCTTGGCAGCTAAGGAAACATCTGATTCAATAATACCGTAAGGTATAGCAACGTTTTTATACTGCTGACATACGTCTACAATCTCTGCGTAGGAGTAGTCTGACCGTATGGTTGCCCAAAACTTATCCTCGTCTCCCCACGCTGCGTCACGTTGTAGATTGATCTCGGTTTTAGCCAACTGTGGATGGTCTACCTCTATAAATGATTCAATACGGTCAATATTATGGGCTACAAAGTCCTCATAATCTGCCATAAACTGCTCTAACTCACTCGCAGATAAACTAGTATTTTCTGGTATACCTGGGTGTAAATGTATTTTCATATACGGTTGAAAATAGTTATCTAGCAGGTATCGCTTAGTCTTCGGCATACCGCGCTTAACAAGACGCCAGTAGGATACTCCTACGCTTTGAATACCCATCTGCTCCATAATGACACGATTGCTGGGTACATCTGCGCCTAAATATATTAGTCTCATTCGGGTTCTCCAGGGTAATCTTCTTCAAAATCAGTTGGATCGTAACCCTCTGATAAACGAATATCCTCTATCAATAACCCCTGCTGCTTGTCTAGCTCATTATTGATTGCTGTCCAGCTCTTTACTCCAGCTCGACCATCAGGGCGAAACTCGGGCTTGGCGTAACGAGGGTGTAGGAAAACTAATACATTTATACTTAATTCTAGTAATGCTTTAGCAAAATCTACGTCATCAGTTACGACAAACTCGATCCTGCCCTTACTTAAAATATCTTTAATACTAGCTAATCGTGGCTCTTCTACTACTGAATCAGATACTTGAATAATATCGTCTAGGCTTTTAGCCATATTATTCTTTTTTAACCAGATGTCTGAACGCTCTTTATGATCAGCTAATATAATTACCCTGTTAAGCTCATTAAGGGTCTTATACAACAAAACGCCCTCCGAGATGGGCGCTTGGTTGCGTGGGTTACGGACTACGCCGTCTAATAAAACCACTACTGACATGACTGGCACCTACGCCCTTTTCCTGGGGTATACATAACTATGGGCGCAAGGGAGTTGCAGCCATTACAAATCTGCCAGACTTCTTCGCCCTCATACTCGTGCGCTCCCATTATTGTAATTGACTCAGTCCTGCGCCAGGCTCGTTGTTCTGCAACCAACCTTCGTGGTGAGCGGCGTCGACCCAAATACGCTTATGATGCTGCAGGACTGCTCCTGTGTGTGCCACCATAGGAATATCGAACTGCTGTAACTTGGCGCAGAATGATAGGTCTTCTGATAACCACTTATTACCACCAATAGGACCATCTTGGAACCAGCACCATGCTTGGTTATTTTCGTCGTGCGCGTCGCGGATCTTTTGCAATGCTGAACGGTGCATAAGTAAACAACCTGTACCAGCAGCTACGACAGGAATAACACTATCTTTAGGGTATGTGTCAATAGGGTTAATAGCCCCAGACTCTTGCTGCTCAAAAATCAGCGGAACTGGGCGTAAGGATAGACCTTCCCACAAGGCGGCAAAATATAAGCCTGCTACGACTGGGCGTTCTGTCTTGTCAGCTGTTGCGCATAATAAATCAAAAGTAGGTACCGAAATGCGCTCATCGCTATCAATCATCAGTAGCCAGTCATCTGTTGTATTATCCAAAAAATGAGTTACCATAATATTACGGCTTTTAGCCAGTAACCCTGTACCCTCTACGCAATAGAATGCGCCAATTCGGGAACTTTTTTCTCTGATAATTTGCATCAAGGAAAGGGCAAACTCAGTATCGACTTCTCCGCCGTGTACCCAACCAATAGCAACAGTTTCTTTTTGTTTCATTAATCACTCCATGTAGTAGTTGATAGAAATAATCTATCACATATTATTGCGTTGCTGAACGTCTAATTAACGTATCAGTATCTGGTAACTCCATACCATAGGTCTCTGTTGAAAACTTTGCTGTTGCTTCTTCCGCCATGCTATGTAATTTTTTAAGACTGCCTACCGCACCAGATTTTTTACCTGCTTGCCAACGGTAGTTAGCAAAGTCTGAAAAACCTTGTCCACTAGGACTAAATGCACTTTTACGGGATTCATGTATATCTTTATACAATGCTGATCCTTGGTGTACAGCATTAGCTAACGCCACTTCAGCATTTAATCTCATCGCATCATTGGCTGCGCTTTTTACTTGACCCATTGCAATACTGTACCGCTTTATGATCTCTGCTGCTTTTTCCGTATCACTTTTTACAGCTTGATCCCACTCTTCATTAATAGGGGCTTCTTCATCTGATGGCGGCACTACCCAACTATCATCTAAAACTGAGTATGCTGCGTAAGGGCGTAATGATTCGATATCAGGGTTTAAGTTTACATAGAACGTGAGTTCATAAGTATCCATAAAAGACTCGGTGCGGGGATGTAGCTCGTTTCGGAATCCTTGGTTAATTTCTGCGGCAATTTCTTTGTCACTCCAGTGCTTGTATTCTTGGTTAGATTGTCTGAACTGTATGTAATCGACGCTGACTAAACAGTCTAAGTCTGCTGGATCTCGTTGAGCAGCCCAACGGTATGATACACCTGAACCAGCTAAGTAGATGCGTGTCCACGCGTCTGGTTCTGCGTACCCTAACTTTAAATGATTGTGCAATTCGGAAATAATTCCGTCTCGTACTTCAGGCAATAGCCGTCCGTCTCTAAATAGTCTTGGGTCCAACCCAACATCAGGCTTACTAAAGTACGATGTCTCTGACGGCTCTAGATCTATGTCTGATAAATGTTGGGTTAATGCTTCATAATAATTCACTGTTGGTCCTGCTCTGGAGTAGTTTTAATATTAAACTTTTTAGTCTCCTGTGGCATTTCCTCATACAATGGCGTTATGAACCCACACGCTACATGTGCATTACTAAATCTACTTACTAGTAACCACGCCGCTTCTTCTCTGTTTTTTTCTACATCAATTTGTAGTGTGGCGTTGCATTGACAGACCATTTCAAAAAACATAGTAGAACCTCTGAGTATAGAACCTATACCTCAATTCTACTACTTATATAGGCCTTTTTCTTCGTTATGCTTCTTCATATTAAAGGATTTTACAGGACAAAAGTCGCATAAATAGACCTTCGGTCCCGTTTTTCCAGCTTTTTCAAGGCCTGCTTCTTTACGATCAGCGTCTGTATCAGGCTTGAGTAGCTTCTTATCTGACTTATAATCGGCACACTGACCTTTAGGGCGTAAATGGTCGGCATAGCAGGACATAGCGTCCTCGGCAAACTGGTTCTTGGTGGCGTAGAAATTGGTCTGGTAGGCATCCAAGCCCTCAGAACCACCCTTAATTTGCTTTACAATCTCTGCCTGAATCTTAGGGACAGCCCAGTACTTAAAGGGGAACTTCATTAGCAAACCAATATGCTCAACAGGCTTTTGGTGCTTGGATACTAAAATATTTAATAAAGTATCCATAGCTGGGTCGCCGTCATAATCTGGCAACTCTTCAATGGTCTTACAATTACGGCAAACTAGCACCCGAATCATTGGTTCATCTGAGTTACTTTTTGCGCTTAGATCTAATGCTCCAGAAAAGTCCATTTAAATATTTTACCACACGTATTAAGGCGTATTATCCTTCGGGGTATTAGCTTTTAAAATCTCAGGCTTAGCCATTAAAACATGCTGTCCTGTGACGTTTTGCATAGCATTTGTAGCTCCAGCAGCTGATATACCTAGACCCTCAGGCAAAGCGTTAGCCCCTTCTGCAAGCCACTCTAAAGAAGAACTTCCAGGCTCAGCTATCGGTGCACCAGAGTGTTCGTAACCCCTAGACCAAGTTGTCAAAGGATCAGTTTTACCACCACTGTCATCATATCTTCCTAGCCCAACAGCAGCTTCAGCTGAGTATAAAGTAGAACCTGGTTTATACACCCACGGAGCTTTTTTACGTACGTCTCTAGGATCATCTACAAAGTTTTTCCTTGCAAACTCGTCTGCAAACCCTTCTGAATGACCTGAGTAACCTGCTAATAAATTCTCTTTTGCTTTTAACGCTTTTTTATGTAAAGCTAACTGAGTAGCAATTGGAGTAGCTAAAGCATTTACTTGCAAAGCTGTGTGCTCCGCTTGTGCGTACGCATTTTGCAATGGCGTAGTGACGCGCTCGGTTACAGCTTTAATTTGGTCGGCGTCATGCCCAATTTCGTGTATAAACGCATCGGGCTGTACAACTTTTTGGTGCTCTGCAGCTCGTTCTGGAAATAGATGGGGGTATTGTATATCTACCGCCCTAGTTCGTGCGCCTGTAGCAGAATCGTGGTGTTTATACACGCCAGCTGGCGCTCCCTCTAGATTCTTTTCCCCTACAGTTATAGTTATAGGCAATGCAGTAGGTGAGTCAGAAAAACGATGAGGTTTAAATTGCACACTAGGTTGTACTCCAGACCTAGCAAGCATTTCTCGCACTCTAGCTTTTTCATGCTCTGGGTGAGCTCTAACAGGATCAGGTTCTAAAGGTCTACGCAAAAATCGTGATTTGCCTGATTTAGCTGTTGATTGCAGTATTAAATCACCAGACTCTTCTGCCCCGCGAACTTCACGCATTTGCTCAGGGTTGAATCCTCTAGGGTAACCTTCATTGTCGCCCAACTTACGTTTAACAGTAGCTGGTCCAGTCAAAGACGGAGTTACTCTAAAGTCTGCATCCTGCTTACGTACAGGAGTAACTTGAGTTTTAGGAGCTTTACTCTTAGCTAAGTATTTAGCTATAAGTTCAGATGATATTAATTCTTCATCAGCCATTACTTACCACCTACACCTGTGGTCGGCGTCTAGGATCTGATCCTCTATCTTCTGGCGTAACAGGTTTATGATCAGCTGGTATGCCTTTTTGATAAATAACAGGTGTGCTACCATTAAGAGGGTTTAAAGTTGATGTAGCAGCTTCCCCTGGAAATCTAGCCGAACCCATTTTATCCAAATCAGATTGAGTAATACGTACACCGTCTGCGCTATTGCCAAACATTTCGTTTAGTTCTTTAATTGGCCTATCAACTAAAGCAGGTTCTGATTTTCCAGTATCTGGGTTTTGTAGCTTAAGAAATGCTTCTGGGTTATCTAATGCTGATATGTCACCTAACATAGCAGACATTTCTTCGGTCTCTTCTGGCGAATTGGCTCCTGTTCGAGCCAACTCTGCAGTCATGTCATAAATATTATTATGATCCGTCTTACTTACTGCAAATTTTTTAAGATCGCCGTAATCAATTCCGCCGCGTACGGTCCGTTCTTTAGCCATTACAGACCTGGTCGTCTGCTAGTGTCTCCCGAACGATCTTGTGGAGCTATAATTCTACGATCATCAAATGTTCGACCGCTGTTGATGTTATCGTGAACAGCTTGTGCTTGACTTGGATCAATACCCATATCTGACGCGGCAGCTAAATTTGCTCGTGTTCCAGCTTCAGTTTTTACTCCACGTTTTCCAGGACCACTGCCAGGAAGCCACGACTGCGCTACGTGAGGACCGTTACTGCCGTCATCTATTGAGTTAACTGCTTTACCTTTTTCAAAGGTGTCAAGATCATTATTAAGGCCAATTGCCGCAACTGCTTTTTCAACAGATGAAACGTTTTTTGGTTTACGTGGCTTTGAATGCTTTCCCATAATTATTTACCTGGATTTACCTTACTTGGCTCTTCAGAGTTGATGAAGCCATAGTTCATGTATGGATGTAAGTCGGCACGGTTGGCCACTACAGTCTGATCGCCCATTCCTGGGGCTACTGTAGTATTTGGACGACGCTTTCGATATTTTCCGTCAGTAGAGCCTTCGTTAAGCTCTGCGTTAGGGGAACGACGATAAGGTACGGTCATTCTGCAACCATCCTGTTCTTTAGAAGTTTAGTAGATCTGCGGTTAGTACACTTTGGGCAATGCTGTTGCGACAACGCTGAATACGGGTCTAATTGTAGACCGCACTCTATACAAGGCTTAGTACCATTGTAGTACGTTTTCTTGAAGTTTTTCTGCGTTAACATGTTTAAATCTGTAGCTCCAGCCATACCTTCGCCTGTGCTATCTGTCATTAATCCTGGATCAATCGGCATTATGCCTCCTAATATTCGTTGTGTTCTGGGTCAGTAAGATCGTTGCCGTACTCTGGTTTTCTTCTCTTGTTGTAAGCTGTATCCATAAAGGCTCTCAAACGGCTTACGTCTCTAACTGGGCTTTTGCTGTTAGTTACTAAACCCTCTTCATAAGTATTTACTGGAATAGCCTGGTTTTCCATTTTGGCTATGTCTCCACCACTTATTGGTAGACCCTCATCAGTACCTGCGTATCTAGCATTTAGTTCAGATACTGGTAGATCTACTAGTCTCTTATGATGTATTTTAGTACTAGGCTCATCATCTGACTCAGGGTAATGATGGTAAACTATTTTTTCAAAAGCTCTTGGGTTGTCGAGCCTAGCAGTCCTGCTAATATCTCTTACATCTTCTTCTTCAGGTAAATGGTCTTCGGGTAAACTTGTATTATCAAGATCTGCAAAGTCTTTTTTACTGATTGCATAATAAAACCCATGCACATTCCTACGTCGTTTAGCCATGAATTTACCTATTTACTTGAAACCTTTATCTGACGTGATACCACTGATTGAACTACCAGTTGTGCCTCCACGAGCACCCGCAGAATACCCTCCAGAAGCGCCCCCGTAGGACCAGCTTGGACTAGTTAATGCACCACTACCGCGACCACTAACTCCAGCGTTGTTTGCAAGGTTACCGCCAAACGTACCAGGTTGGCTTCCACCAGCAATGCCAGCGTCTGTTTGAATACCAGTGCCCAATCTCCAGTTATTTGATTGAAGACCTGTAGCGCCCTGGAACTGCGGTCCAATACTAGGGTTTGGATTTGCTGTAATAGTTGGCTCAGGGGTAGGAGTGGGAGTAGGAGTAGGTGTCTTACTAGGCAATGGTTCAGGAATTTCTGGACCGCCGTCCATAGGAACAGATTTAGGTGCGCCTACGCCTAAGTTAGGTAGGTGAAAATCACTTAAATCAAAACTTTTAATTTTGTTTGCAATACCACTAAAAATTGACATTAAACACCGTATCCTAACGTGTTTCTAGATGATGACTCTGCTTGTGCAGCTGGGTTAGGCGTGTCTACACGCTCACTTACAGGTACGTTTAGATTGATCATGTCATCAATACCGTACTCTCTTGTTTCATAACCGTATTTAGGTGGGAATAATTGTATTTGAGGCAAGTTAGGACGGACGTACTGTTGTAACTCTGCAGCTGGCATCGTTAACGAGGCCATAGCCTGCGACAAGTTTTGCTCTTGGTTGCTGGCAAATGGGCCAATATATGCCTGTGGAGGGTAAGCCGCTTCGGGCGGTGCAATCCACGGTCTATTGGAGTAAACTCCGTTTTGCATGTTAGGCATGTTTAAACCCGATCACTAACGCCGTCAGTAAATGCATTATTACGTCTAGGCATGCTTAACTGCGTCAACGTACGAGTGCCATTAAAGTCACCATCGGTGGAGTCTCCGTCAGGTGCGCCAGACCCAGTTACTTGAGATTGCTCTGCCTCACGCTTTTCTCGTACAATATTACCTAAAATAGTAGTATTACCGTGAATACCAAATTCAACAGCTTTTGTAGGATCAGTGCAGACTCTGCACTCTCCACACCCAACTTGGTTAGGGTGTGTTTCTGCAGGACATCTGATGATAGGAAGACTTCTACCTGTGGAGCTTGTTAACTTGGCACCTCGGGCTGATAACAAATCATCTACAGGTGACGCAATAGCTACAGGCCAACCAGCGGCTGATGCTTTTTGTGCTTCATCCTCTGTTTCTACAGATGCTCGCATAACCAAATTAGGATGGAACATAGTAGGATCTAAGTTTTCATAGTTATGAGTGTAACCTTGGCCCATAGCCTGTGGGTTTGCCTCATGGAAAGCATTAGCTGCAGGGATATAATCATCTCCTGTAGATGGGTCCTCGATGTCGCCCGAAATCAAATGCCTAACTAGTACATTGTTCTTAGGTACAATTCGCTCTAGTTCATCAAAGGCTTCTTGAGCAGTGTCATTACCTGTTTCTTCTGCTCTATCAAAATAACTTTTACCGCCAGGGCCTTTATTAACTGCATAACAGGCTGTGCCGCCTTCGCTAGGTTTATGGTTAATACCTTTTCTATTAAACGGGCAATCTGCCGCACAAGTATCAGCACTTCTAGACGTAGCAATGACTACTTTACTGTTTTTTGTATTAGGTCTAAGTTTTCTGTTTCCACTTTTTCCAACGGGAGGGTGGGCTTTAGTTTTTCTGTTTTTAGCCATTGCTATCTCCAAGAAGGAAGCATATTAGAAAGTTGAGATACTCTCTTAGCGTCCTGATTGTAAGGGGAATCACTACGAACACTAGGGCCAGCTTTACCATCATTAGGTAAATGTGGTGCAGGGACTAGCTGTTGGTTTTCCACATTTCTTAATACCATATAGGTATTTCCATCATATTTAGCTTTCATCTGGCGCTGGATGCCACGCTCAGGAGATAGCTCAGTGGGGTAATAGTAGTCCGAAGGATCAATACGCTCACCGCGATGAACGCCTCGTTGATAGCCACGCTGCCCTAGTCGCTGCTTCATGCTGTTCAGAACAGTATCTGAAGTGCTTGAAGGTCGGCCACGGTCATCGCGACGTGATCTAATAGTTCCTAAGTAGCCATCAGGGTACTCTG